CATCGCCAGCCGTTGTAGAACTTCACTGCGATCATCACAAACCCATGAACTGCGATCGCGCTAGATTCCCCGAATTGAGAGTCATCGTCCCACCACGGGACCTTCGGGTTTATCCCGAGACGCCACATCGCTGCTTTGAAGTCTTCTTCACGCCAGTTGTTGCTGTTTTTAGCAAGAATCGCTTCTTGAAGCACCTTCTTCTTCAGCTCCGTGACCTCTTGCGGTTCGACGTAAACCCGAGCCATACCCACACATACCTCCAAGGATATAGATGAAGATTCTAGCTTACTCTCACACGTATATGGGCAGTGGCCATAACGCCGGTGCTGAGACAACCCTACACGGGATGATGCTCGCAGTCAAGGCTGCGGGACATAAGACGATGGCGCTCGCCAGCCGGCCCTTCAAAGACGGCTCAGGTAGCTACGTCTACGACGGAGTGATGGTGCAAGCCTATTCATCGAAGCATGACCCAAATCTATACTTCCCTCAGTTTGATCTGATCCTAACCCAGTTCGAATGCGCGCAGAGAGCTTACTACATCGGAGAAGCCCTCGGGATTCCTACGGTACAGGTTGTTCACAACAACACCGAATACTCGACGAATATGGCTCTCCGTTATAATGACTTCCTCATCTACAACAGTCATCACGTCAAAGCTTCGATTGAGAAGAAGTTTCCGTTAGTTGGTGGGAAGAGCGTCACCCGGATGACAAAGCCGAATGTCGTTCTTCACCCGACTGTTGATCCGAAGAAGTACGAAGTCGACACCACCCGCGAGTATATCACTTTGGTGAACCTCAGCGACGGAGCTGAGCCTTTCTACGACAAAGGCTACAGAGTCTTCTATCATCTTGCCGAGCGCTTCCCTCATTTACAGTTCCTTGCAGTTAAGGGTGCCTACGGGAATCAGGTAGTTCGTGATTTGCCGAACGTCACCATCCTAGAACACACAGATAACATCCTTGACGTCTATCGGAAGTCGAAGGTCGTTTTAGTACCCAGCGAAATTGAATCCTGGGGCCGCGTTCCGATTGAAGCTGCTTGCTCAGCTATTCCTAGTTTGACCAGCACAGCTCCGGGCCTAGAGGAGTCTCAGATCGGATACAAACGCATCCAATTTGACGACTTCCCCGCTTGGGAAGACGGACTCACTGATCTCCTGGCGAACTACGACAAAGCTTGCTACTTCGCGAAGGAGAAGTCGAGAACACTTCATCTATCAAATGAGCACGAAATTAAAGACTTCGTCGAATTCGTCGAGGGAATCTAGAAATAGGGGGTGAGTATGTGGTTGCCCTATTGGACCTAGAAGACATCATAGTAGTCGTTGGTCGAGCGCCGAATGACGCAGCGGAGGCTGCGCAGTGGCAGTATCAAATTGATGCTGTCAGCGCTTATATTAATAGCTATGTCTCGGTTAGCTTCGAGCTAATCGAAGGGGATGTTGTTCGCTATGAAGCCGATTACTACGGCATCATCGATCTAGGAGGTGATCCAATTATCTCTGTCAACTCAGTAGTGGGTTGGCAGTCGCAGTCAGCGGTATCGCACTACTGGAATGGTCTTGATGAGATCAGAGGGCTCTGCCCTAATGAGGTAGTGGAAGTCGACTTCGACCACGGCTACGCCACGGTCCCAGAAGACATCAAATATGTCGCTACTCAAGCTGTCGTTGGAGTTTTAGATCTCGGAGCGACGGGATCGTTGACAAGCTTCACCGTTGGCGATGTCACTGAAGTCTACTCGAATCCTGAGAAGGATGGAGTCACTGCTGTGACGCTAGAACGCGCTGTATTGGATAAGTACAGCGACACCCTTGGTTCCTGGCGGCTAGGTTCTAGCTATTCTACCGGAGGTTCTACTCTACCCACGATGTAAGGGAGGTGATTCATGAGACCACTAGGTTCCGATACCTTCACTATTGTTCGTGCGGCATTAGTTACCGATTCCAGAGATAACTCCGAATATCGCGACTGGGATAACGCCACCAGAACCGATATCCCAGATTCGAATATTCAGCCCTTCCCGATGGCCGAGAAGCTTAACTTCGAGGATAATAGGGATCGTGAATATAGTCGAACTGCTATCAGAGTTTACGCTCCACCTGGGACTGTAGTCGAGCCAACCGACAGGATTGAATTCGATGGTGGGACTTATGACGTCTTCGGCGCAGCAGGACCGTGGAGACGGTTCAGTGGGCAAGAGAGATACGTCCAGTTTATTGCTCGTATTAGGGAGGGATAGAAGATGCCTGCTACTGGGAACATCCGCATCTATCCCGGGGCGCTTGACGCCATCCTAGCTACTGACCCAAGAGCAGATGAATTGGTGAAGTCAAAAGCAGTGGAAGTGATGGAGGCCGCTAAGGCGGTCTTCCTAGCTCGGCAGCGTTCTGATAACGAAGAGCGGAAGTCGGAGTTCACTCCTCCGAAGTATATCTCTTCTTTTGAGGTCAACAAGATCAGCCGGTTGAGAGGTCTCGCTTGGGAGGTCCGTAATACCGACCCTGGAGCGACGCTAGTCGAATATGGAGCGCAGGCTGGTGGGAGGACTTACGTCCTTCGATACAAGCCTCTTACAGTTGGACTAGAAATTGTTGGGGGTGGTGGATAGCGATGGGCCAGCCCGAGTACATCGTCCACGGTGACGCTGAAGCTGCTGTTGTAGACATCCTAAAGAATGACACCTCAGAGCTTCCGCACAACTCTCCACACCCACCACTACGAATCACTACTAACCTCATCGGCTACACCCCCGGTCAGAGATGGATTAACGTCTCTCAAGAAGGTGGTGTTGAGAAATGGCCAAAGATCCAGCGAGTCAGGATTGACTTAGAGGTCTTCGCAGAGCGCCGTTCAATAGCCAAAGATATCACAGAGATTTGCATCGCTTCTCTTAAGAGAGCGATGGGGAGTTATAGCGGTTTCGGTCTTTTCATCTCTGACGTAAAAGTCGAGATGGGACCAACCCGTATCCCGGACAACCTACAGGAGACGCCACGATACGTAGCAGCAGTACGGCTGACTGTCGTTCCTAATGGGGCTCCGAATACGATTCCGTTCTCCTAAGGTAAGAAAAAGAGGCCGCTATTAACTAAAGAAAGGAGGTGGGAAAAATGGCTCTAGATTCAACAGAGGTTAGACTAGCCCCGACGGGGCACGTCTACGTCGCTCCTACCGGAACGACTCTCCCTACTAACGCTACGATGGCGCTTAACGGTTCCTTCCAGGAACTAGGCTATCTCGACGAAGATGGTTGCAGCTTGACGCCTGGCGTCGAATTGACAGACATCATGATGTGGCAGTCGGCTGTGCCGGTTAAGACCACTCTAGACACCGTTAACTTCGAGATCCAGTTCAATATGGGTCAGGTTAACCAGTACACCTGGGGTCTGTACTTCTTCGTTGGTTCCTGGACGAATAACTTCGGTCAGGCGAAGCTTACGGTTCCGTCGAGCCCTGGTTCACAGGAGAAGTCACTGATCGTCGAATGGACTGACGACTTGCTAGACGTCTGCCGTCTAGTGATTCCGACTGCGGTTCTAACTGACCGCGAATCACTCCAGCTAGTTCGTAACAACGCTCAGATTACGGGTGTCACATTCCGTGCGCTCGACTCAAGCGGAACGCTGGCTTACGTCTACTCTGACAACCCAGACCTAGTCCCATCTAGCTAATCCCAGTTCTACAACAGCAGTGTGGAGCACTAGCTCCACACTGCTTTCTACTTAATCCTATCCAGAGGGAAATATAAAGATGTCAAACACCAAAAAGATCGTCGACGACGAAGCGAAGAACGCCGATATCTCTTTCGAGTATCGCGACGGAGAGACCTATGTCCTCCCTCCAGCGAAGAAATGGCCGCTAGAGGTTATCGAAGCTCAGGAAGACGGCAAGATGATTGCATTCATCAAGGAGCTTCTAGGTAAAGAGCAGTATAACACTCTTCGTAAGAATACAAAGACTCTTGAAGACCTCGACCACTTCGTAGGCGAACTATTCGAATCGATGTCTCTGG